ACGGTCACTCGGTCTGGCGCACCTGTCGAGGGTGCGCTTGTCCGCTTCTGCTCCGACGCGGGCTACGTCACCGAAGTGAAGACCGGCTACACTAACGCGCTTGGCATGGTGACGATGAACGTGCCTGCAGGCACATACTATATCACAGTCGATGCTCCAAGGCAGGCACGGGCCTATGATACCGAGGTGGTGAGCTGATATGTCTGGTGGAATAGACCTTGACCCGCTCGGCTCTGCCGCGCTGATAACGGTCACGGAGCTGAACACTTATCTGGGCGAGACCACGACCGGCGCGGATAAGACGGCGGCGGTCAATGCCGCCATATCCGCCATAGAGGAATACTGTGGACGAACGTTCGTCTCTACCACCTATCGCAAGTGGCACTACCTGTCGGGCGGCAACTCGCTTGCACTAGACGACTATCCCATCACGGCGCTCGTGCGATTTGCGTCGAGCACCGAGGACGCGTGCTCCGTTACCTTTGTGAACGCCGACGGGCTGTCCGCTCAGATCAGCGTGGTCGATACAACGCTCACTTGTATGGCTATGGTCGAAGGCTCGGCGAACCCGATTAGCGAGAACGTGGCGCTGGCGGGCTGTGACACCATGGCGGATGTCGAGACGGCTATCGAGGCGCTGACCGAGACGGGGTGGGCTGCCGCCGTGCTACGCAACGATGATCCACTGTCAATCAGGCCGATAGCCGCCGAGGACTGTCTGAGCAGGACTGTCTATTTAGAGACCCCGGGTGACGCGGTCCGGGGCTTCACGCTTGACGCCGATGCCGGGCTGATATACCTGCCAAGCTCGTATACCGGGTGGCTCTATACCCACTACGTTGCGGGCTATACGACGCCGCCATATGATGTCAAGCAGACGGCGCTTGAACTCGCGGCGGCGATGCTCCAGAGCGCGGGGACCGACGCGGGTATCTCCGGCGAGCGGATCGGCAACTATCAATACACGACGCGCGACCGCGGGGCGATTGTCTCGCAGTTCTACACCCGACTGGACGGCTATAGGCGGAGGTCGCTGTGAGCTTGACGAAACTCCTGCCCAACACGGTCGATGTCTACCGACCGACCAATAGCGTGAACACGATGGGTGCGGTCAAGCAGGCTTACACGGCAGTGAAGTCCGATATGCTCTGTCGTATCGAGCAGTTGAGCGCACGTGAACGCGAGATGAGCGGTCAGATCGGTGTGCAGGCAAGCCACCGGCTCTACTGTGCGGCAGGTGAAGATGTGGCAGAGACGGATGAGATCCGAGACGGGAGCATTATCTACGACGTGACGGGCGTCAACATCGTCTACGGTGCGCGGACTGCACACCATATGGAGATTACGTTGCTAGAGCGGAGGCCCGACAGACATGGCCGTTAACTGGTATGGTCCTGACGTTGTCAACGCGGTAAAGGCGAGTGCAGAGGACGGGCTAACTAAGCTGGCGTCGGCGATAGCCAAGACCGCGCGGGACTCCATGCGACTGCCGAAGCACGGCAAGCACTACAAGGGTGCAGTCACTCGCTCGTCTGCTCCATATGAGCCACCGGCGATACAGACGGGCGCTCTCAAGGATAGCGTGCAATGGATGCAGCCGCGCGAGTTGACGCGACACGTCGGCAGCTTCGGACTCAAGACCGGCACAGACAACGCCAAATACCCGCTCTATCTAGAGCTTGGCACATCGAAGATGGACCCGCGTCCGTGGCTGCGACCGGCGCTCTATGACCACACCGGCAGGACGGGCGAAGAGCTGTGGGAGGACCTGCTGGAGTAGCCATGATCATATCTAGTATCTTCGAGGCGTTTTACTCCAGATACGCCAACGACACACCCCTCCCGGCGTTCCTGGAGGGGCTTTATTTTGCCCGCGCTCCGCAAGACGCGACAGGCGCGTATGCGGTGTTCTCTCTCGTCTCAGGTCGGCAGGAGTATGACATGTCCTCACGGCTTGAGGATATGGTCATACAAGTGACTATCTTCACCCCGGACTCTGAGGATGCCGAGGGGCCGACCTTGGCAGCGGCTATCGCCGAGGAGTTTATGCTGTGGTTTGACGACTGCTCGTTGGATGTTGCGGCTGGCACGCTCGTGAGAATTGACCGACAGGCTTACAACGTTCTCCCCGACCCCGACGGGCCGGGGTGGATGGTAACTATCGACTATGCACTACTCGTGCAGGAGGATTAGGACATGGCACGACTATCAGGCAAGGGCGGCAGTGTGTCGATTGGCGGAAACATTGCGGGGGTCACGTCCTGGGAAATTGACTACAAAGGCGACGCCGTAGATGTTACCGGAATGGACTCGTCTGGCGCGAAAGCGTTCATCGCCGGACTTACTGAATGGTCTGGCTCCTGTGAAGGCTTCCTAGAGAGCGGCGCGACTCTACCGCTCCCGGCGGCGGCAAGTAATCCGTCTGTTAGTCTAGTGGACTCAGGTGATCTTGGAGCTAACACCTATACCGGAGACGTGATTGTCACGGGAGTCAAATACAGCACGAGTGTGGACGGCGCTGCTAAGTTCTCCATCACATTCCAGGGCACCGGCGCGCTCGGTATTGCCTAAAGGGGAGACGACTAATGGCTAGACTATCTGGCAAGGCAGGTTCCGTCAAGGCCGACGCGACCATGGTAGCGCTGGTCTACGGCGTGACGTCCTGGGAACTAGATTACAAGGGTGAGGCCGTGGACGTAACTGGAATGGACTCATCAGGCGCGAAAGCGTTCATTGGTAGCCTCACGGAAGGAACGATCTCATTTGAGTGCTTCGAGGACACAGATCACCCGCTCAATACGGACATTCTGCCCGGATTAACTATACTTTGGGAGTTCCGGTATGCCTCGGGCGACACATCGGCGTGGCACGGGTCCGCAATAGTGACAGACCTCAAGCCGACCGTGTCCGTTGACGGTGCTGTCAAGTGGTCCGTCAATGCCCAATGCACCGGAACATTCCACTACGCCATACCATAGCAAGGAGAGCAATGAGCATAGATCACACGAAAACACGTGTCACTCTGACTATAGACGGCAAGCCGGTCGAGTTCGGCAAGCTCGTGCCAAAGGACATACTGGACGCGATCCAGTGGGCGAACGATCGTGAGCGGGACAGGGCGTTGACAATGATTCATGCCGACAACATTGCCGACCGCATCGCGGTGTTCAATGCCACCGGCTCTCGTTGGAAGCTCCACAATCTTGGGGAGGCGCTTCAGGAGGCGGACATACTCGTTGAATGTCTGCGCCGTTGTCATCTAAAGGCAAATCCAGATACGACACCAGATGAGTTCTATGAGTTGTGGGGCAATCTCGATTTGGGCATGTTGGAGTCATACTTCAACGCGGTCTCCGGGTTGGATGATTCGGCAGACGACCCAAACGGGGAAGGGCAGGAGACAGCCACGATGACGGATGGTTCTGCTGGGAAGCTTTAGTGGCTGCCTCCTGCCGCGCTCAGTTCGGCTTCACACCGGACCAGTTGTTGGAGATGACATTCTCACAGTTGCGGGTGCTTTTCAGGGACCCGCAGGAGTTAGACGAGGAGTTCCGCTACAAGCGGATGGACGAACAGACACGGCGTAAGGCCGACGCGTTCAAGCAGAAGTATGGGCGGTTCTGATGGCAGTCAAGCTCGCTGAAGCATATGTCGAGATAACGGCGCGTGACGACGCTCTGCGACGGAAGATAGCCGACGACCGCGCTTTTGTTGAGCGCGAAACGGCAGCGATGGGCAAGGGCATTAGCCAAGGTGTTAGCGAGTCCTATGCTGACTTCGGCACTATGCTGCGCAATGCGGCACCCTCTATAGGTGCTGCTGTCGGCGCGGCTATCGGCGCTATTAGTATTGCCGCAGGTGGCGCGGCGCTTGAGGTGCGCAAATTAGAGCAGGGCTTTGCGGCGCTTACGGGTGGTGCTGGTAAGGCTCACGAGTTTGTTTCAACACTGCGACAGTTCGCGAGACAGACACAATACGGCGTAGATGAGACGGCGAAGTTCGCGGGCGCTCTAATGTCCGTGGGATTTCGCGCGGACGAGGTCATTCCAGTCCTGCGGCGTATCGGCGACGCTGCTGCTGCTAGTCCGCTCGGCTTCGAGGATGCAAGCGCTAGGCTTGTTATGGCGTTCAGCCGTATTAAGGAAGCCAATCGTTTGACGCTTGCCGACATGCAGATGATCACGTCCACGGGCGTGCCTGCCTGGGAGTATCTCGCCAAGGCAATAGGCAAAAGCGTTGATGAGACTAAGGAGTTAGTGCGACAGGGGCGCATCACAGCAGGCGGCGGGCTACATGTCATTCAACGGGGGATGGCATCGCAGTTCGGCGGCACGATGAAGCGCGAGTCCAAGGGGCTTGATAACAGGTGGGCATCATTCGTTGAGACGCTCAAAGACGTGCTCGTCAAGATAGGTGAGCCGCTACTGCGCATGATAGATAGACTACTCGCTGGCTTCGATGGTCTATCCAACGGCGCTAGAGTAGTGGCGGGAGCGTTTGCTCATCTAGGACCATACGCGGCGGTGTTGGCGGGCATACTCGTCAAGCTGTGGCCCGCTGTCAAGGCTGGCTTTCAGTCGATGTGGAAGTCGATGAAGCCGGGTCTTGACTCGCTCAAGACCGCCTGGGCAGGTATGCGTGACGCGCTCGCTAGCGTGTGGGCGAAGCTCCAAGTGCTCTTCAGCGCAGTCAGTGGTATCGGTATCTCGGTCTTTCAGAAGCTCGGCGTGGTAGTCGGCTCGATAGTCAAGGTCTTACTCCACGGCATATCTATGGCCATACACGGGCTGACGTCGCTTATGAATACGGTGCTCACGGTCATCAACACCGTGCTTAAGGGCATCCGCGAGGTGATGCGCTGGATAAGGCCGTTCGTCGATGCGCTC